TACGAGGAGTTCCTGCCCGACCGCATCAACCTGTCCGCGCAGTCCCTGTCGAAAGGCAAGGGCGACAAGAACTCCAACTACCAGTCCAACCTGTACGCGGAATGGGAGAAGGACTTCAACAAGCGGATCGACTCGGGCTTCTTCGATCCGTACAGTGTCATCGCACTCGACTCGGCTACGACGTTCCTCGATGCTATCATGGATCGAGTGCTGACGATCAATGGCCGCTACGGTGAAGTCCCCCAGCAGGATGACTACGGTCCTCAGATGCTGGCGTTTACGAACGTGGTCCGTCAGCTGGTCGCGCTTGGCAAGACGATCTACATGACTGGCCACATCGAAACGAAGCAGGACGAACTGACGAAGCGCATCTTCAATCGGCCTATGATGACGGGCCGGCTGCGTGTCAAGATTCCGCTGCTGTTCTCTGAGATCTTCGTGGCCGATGCCTCGGAGTCGCAGGGCAAGGTGACCTACCGTATCCAGACTGCACCGGACCGGCTGAACACCACGATTCGTACTTCCATCAAGGGCCTCAACCCGTTCGAGGATGTGACTGTCGATTGGGATAAGGACCCTGTTGGACAGGGGCTGGGTGGCATCCTCGCGTGGGAAGCCAAGCAGCACAAAGCATAACTGGTGTCCCAATTTGGGACGCTAGTTAACCTCGCCGTCCACCTGCATCCGGCAGGCACGGTATCAACCAACCAAGAGAAAACACATGACCACTCTGAACGTCAACTTCGACGACGCCATCGAACCGCAGCCGCTGCCGAAGGGCAAGTACCCGGTGCAGATCACTGCCGCCGAGGAGAAGGCTTCCGGCCAGAACTCGAAGAACCCCGGCAGTCCGATGATCGTGGTGACTGCTGGCTTCACTGGCCCGTCGCCGGAAGAACAGAACGCGCCGACCGTGCGCCACTTCATCTCCCTGCCGCATGACAACGACGAAGCGAAGTCGGCCAACTTCAAGGTGCTTCTGCTGAAGCGTTTCATGCACGCGTTCGGTCTGCAGGCGTCGGGCAACGCAGATATCGACGTCGAGCAGCTGTGCTTCGACCTGGTGGGCCGCGAAGCCACCCTCGAAGTTTCGCTGTCGGAACCGAACGAGACCGGCGACGTGTACAACGGCCTCGTCATTCCTCGCATCCCGAACGAACCTGTCACCGGTCGCGGCGGCAAGCGCGGTTGATCTGCCCTACCTCAGGGGACTTTCGAGTCCCCTGGGGTTTTCCCATTTTTTGGAGATGCGCAATGCTTCCTAACAACATCGCGGTGGTCGATACCGAAACCACTGGCATGGAACCGGGCGATCAGGTGATCGAGTTCGCAGCGTACTACAGCACGGACTACGCATACATCGACAGCCTGTACGGGACGACCAAGAAAATCCCGGCAGAGGTCTCGGCGGTTCACCATCTGCGGAACGAGGACGTGGCTGGGCTGCCGCTTTTCAGCGAGGTCGCACCGCTTTTGCGGGACAACCTGCACCGGCAGGGCGTCCGCGTTCTCGCGGCGCACAACGCAGAGTTCGATCGCAAGATGATGGGCGAGGAGTTCGCGGACTTCGAGTGGATCTGCACGCTGAAGGTGGCGATGCATCTCTACCCGGATATGCCGACCTACAAGAACGAAGCCCTCTGCTATGCGCTGGGTCTCGGTAAGCTGGGCCGTGCAGATCGCAACACCGGACAGGCACACAGCGCACTGTTCGACGCCATGCAGACTGGCGCACTGCTGGATCACTTCCTCACCATGACCAGTGTGGAGCAGATGATCCAGTGGACGAAGGACGTGAAGAACATCACGCGTCTGCAGTTCGGTAAGCACAAGGGCAAGACGTGGGACCAGGTTGATTCCGGTTACCTGATCTGGATCAAGGGCAACATGGATGACCCTGACATGGTCGAGCTGGCCAAGCGTGAGATGGACCGGCGCGGCTTCGGAAAGAAGAAGTAATCAACCCCGGAGTAACCAATGCAACTCTCTGATCTGATCAAGCCGCTTGACCAGATGACCGACGATGAACTGCGGGAACACCTCAGTAAGATTCGTCATAGCCGGACGAAGGCAAAGCCGGCTACCGTCAACCGCGAGAAGCGGGCGGCAAAGAAGGGAGCAACCGGAAGGATCAGCAAGGTAGACGATCTGTTCGGTGGCTTGTCCGACGAAGAAAAAGCTGAACTCATCAAACAACTCGGAGGCTGACCGTGGCCAAGCAACTGATGGAAGGCGAGCGCAAGGACAAAATGCGCTATGTAAAGCTCGGCGAAATCACTGTCGAGGATCGTGCCCGTGAGGACTATGGGGACCTCGAAGAACTCATGGAGTCGATCAAGGAGAAGGGCGTACTCCAGCCCATCACCTTGGCACTGAAGGACGACGGCACGCTGAAGCTGCTGGCAGGCGGCAGGCGTTACGAGTCGTCGCTGCGTCTGGGCTTGCCCACGGTGCCGGCTATCATTCGTGAGGGTGAGACGGAAATCACTGAGCTGGAAATCGAACTCATCGAGAACGTCCATCGCAAGGACTTCACGTGGGTGGAGAAAGCCAACCTCACTGATCGCATCGACCAGCTGTACAAGTCGAAGGATTCCAACTGGTCAGGTCGCAAGACCGCGATTCTGATCGACCGCAGCAAGTCTGACGTCAACCGGGACATTCAGCTGGCGCGTGCCATGACTGTGATTCCCGAACTCGGGGAGTGCAAGACTGCCGATGATGCCCTCAAGCGCCTCAAGAAAATCGAAGAAGGTGCGGTCGTCGACCTGCTCCGCAAGCGTCAGGCAGAGCGCATCGAGACTGTCGAAACCGACAACTCCGGCAACGGGCTTGACAAGGGCATTGCAGCTGCTCTCCGCGTCGCCGACTCAGCCTACATTGTCAAGGACTGCTTTGAAGGAATGGCAGGACTCAAGACGAACGGAAGCATCCAGATCATTGAGTGCGATCCGCCTTATGGTATCGAGCTGAACGAACAGAAGGCAGGTAAGGATTCCGTTACCTCCACCGTGACCGGCTACAAGGAGGTTGAGCGTGACGAGTACGCAGGGTTCCTCAAGAAGCTCGCCGAGGAACTGTTCCGGGTTGCGGGTAAGGATTGCTGGCTGGTGTTCTGGTATGGCCAGACTCACCATCAGCTGGTGCTGGAATCCCTGCGCGCTGCTGGCTGGCTGGTGGATGAAATCCCTGCTGCTTGGGTTAAGCCCAATGGCCAGACTCTTCAGCCCGAACTGTACTACGCCCGCTGCTGGGAACCCTTCTTCCTGTGCCGCAAGGGCAAGCCCGTCATGGCTGAACGTGGACGTAGCAACGTCTTCCAGTTCAACGGAGCAAGCAACAAGTACCACCCCACTCAGCGACCGCTCGATCTGATCGAAGCGATCTTCAAGACCCTGAGCGTGGGCAATGAACAGGTATTCGTACCGTTCCTCGGCAGCGGAGCGACGCTGCGGGCAGCCTTCAACATGGGTTTGAGGGCGTTTGGGTATGACCTCGACGGCAAGTACAAGGACAAGTTCATGCTGGCAGTCGAGGAAGATACTCGCGAAAACTTCTAAGGCAGGTAGTCATGTCTTTCATTCCTAACATGCGGCCGTCGGCTAAGATCGTGCACGGCGTCGGCAGTAAGGATTCGCGCATCGCAATCGTAGGTGGGATCACTTCCGCCTTCGATGAAATGGCTGGCAAACCGTTCCAGGGTGGTGGTGGTTCTGTGATCGAACAGTGCCTCCACTTCGCAGGCTTGATCCGGGGTGAGTGCTACATGACGAACCTCTTCAAGCAGCGCAGCCCGACCAAGTATCGCTACGGTGATCCTCGCGGCCCGGTCCCTGAATGGTTCGATGAAGGCAAAGGCAAGTTCACGGCTGCCGGTCAGGAGTGGGTGCGCCGCCTGCGCGAGGAGCTGGACGACACGGACGCGCGCGTCATAGTCGCCTGCGGCAAAGCGGCTGCGGTGGCCCTGACGGGCCTCCAGAAGATCGGGGATCGTCGTGGGTATGTGTTCCCGTCTGTTGGCTTGTCCCAAGTACGCAAGGTCATCCCCACTCAGGACCCGTTCAAGGCAGATCGTGGTAACTTCACGTATCGCCACATGATCGTGAGTGATCTGACCAAGGCAAAGAAGAACCAGCACAGCTTCTCGCTGGACCGTCCGGAGCGTCAGCTTGTATGCGACTTCGCAACGGTGGAAGAGTGCCTCCAGTGGCTGGACTACATCGAGGCCAGCGACAAGCCGCTGTCCGTGGATACGGAGGTGCTGCACTATGAGTTGGCTTCGATCCAGTTCTCTTGCGATCCCGCTATCGGCATTTTTATTCCTATCGCTGATCGCTGGTCGGAGGACGAGGAGATTCTTATCTGGCGTAGCCTCCAGCGTATCCTTGCTAAACCCACCGTGAAGGTGTTGCAGAACGGCATCTTCGACGTGCACTTCCTCGCCACCAAGTGTGGCTTGATCGTGAACATCGGTGAGCGCGGTGAGCTTCTGGAGGACACGATGGTAGGGCACAGCGTCATGTACCCTGAGCTTCCGAAGGGCCTGGGATTCCTCGGCAGTCTGTACTGCGGCAATCAGGAATACTGGAAGGACAAGGCTGACTTCAACAACATCAAGGGAGACAGCTAATGGCTATGGATCGTGACTTCCAGACTTACGGTGCGCTCGATGCTGCTTGCACCCTGGAGATTCATAACGGGTTCTTCCACGAACTCGGGCAGTTCCGTCCGGCCTACGATATGACGGTGCAGTTGTTCCCCGTACTCATGTACATGCAGACGCGGGGCGTCAAAGTCAACAAAGCCAACCTGGACCAAACGAAGCTGGAAATCATCGCCGAGCAGAAAGAGAAGCAGAAGGAACTCGACGAACTGTGTGGGCGTCCGCTGAACGTGGATAGTCCGAAGCAGTGTCAGACTTACTTCTACGACACGCTCGGCATCAAGCCGTACTTGAACAAGCAAGGCAAGCCGACTGTCGATGACCTCGCACTCCAGCGTCTGGTGCGTGGTGTCGCAGGTCGCCCCGGTCTCCGTCAGGCCAAGTTGGTACAGGAGATTCGCGGGCTCGGCAAGTTGTATGGTACCTACCTGAACATGGAGTTCGATGCTGACGGTAGGATGCGTGGTTCCTACAACCCGCGCGGTACGAAGTTCGGTCGCCTCAGTTCGTCCAAGACCATCTTCGGAACGGGCATGAACTTCCAGAACCTGCCAGATGAATTCAAGAAGTTCTTGGTGGCGGACGATGGTTACTGCTTTGTGGAAGTGGATAAACGTCAAGCAGAGTGGGTGGTAGTTGCCTATGCCACCGGCGATGCTGCGATGATCGCGGCCATCGAAGCAGGGATCGACGTCCATACTGCTACCGCAATGGAGATGTTCAAGGTAGCTCCGGAGGTTGTGAAGCGTGACCACAAGCTGTGCGCTCACGTGACTAACGCGGACGAAATCAAGCGCCTCCGTTCGGAAGATGAAGTCCTCTGCAAGCTGATGAACCCCGGCTGGCCGCGCTCCATGTCACTGCGCCAGTGCGGTAAGAAATCGAACCACGGTCTCAACTATGACGAAGGCCCGAACGGCTTCGCTATGATTAACGAGATCGAGATTACCGAAGCTAAGAAGATCGTAGACATGTACCATCGTATCTATCCGGGCATCCGGATCTGGTACGAATCTGTAAAGATGGAACTGAAGAAGAACAATCGCGTCCTGACCAACTGCTTCGGCCGGTCAGTGCGGTTCATGGGCCAGTGGGGTGACGACCTTTGGAAGTCTGCCTACTCCATGATTCCTCAGTCCACCGTGGTCGACTCGCTGAACCAAGGCATGGAAAGAATCTACGAAGATAAGCAACTGTGTGGCGTTAGCGGATTCAACGGGGACGTACTGGCACAGGTTCATGACTCGGTGCTGATGCAGTTCCCCATTGCGGTCCTGGAAGTCCGTGAGAACTTCGAGTTCATCCGAGATACCATCACGGACTATACTTCCCCGACGATGAACTACAACGGGCGTGACTTCAAGATCGCCAGTGATTACAAGTTCGGTCTGAATTGGGGCGGCTACAATCCGGATAAGAATCCGCTGGGTATGCAGGAGTTTGAAGACTTCGAGTCATTCACCAAAGCCCTTGCGGAATGGAGAGAACATGGCGCGGGAACTCAACGGGTGGTTGGATAACTACCTGAAATATACAGAGAACACCGAGTCGCCTACCAGCTATCACACTTGGTGCGGTCTGTCAGCAATTGCCGGGGCACTTCAGCGACGGGTCTACCTCCGCTGGGGTCTCGGTCAGGTGATCTATCCAAACATCTACGTGGTTCTCATTGGCACCGCCGGTAAGACTCGCAAAGGTGTAGCAATCGGTATCGCAAAGGACTTGCTTAAGAGCGTGCCCGGAGTCACTGTGACGCCGGAGTCTAGCTCCGGTAGGCAGGCAATGATCCTTGCGATGAAACGCGCAGCAACAAACTTCACCGACCCCACAGACGGGAACATCAAGTTCCACTGTGCGGTAACTGCATTCTCCGAGGAGCTCTCGGTGTTCCTCGGGCAGGGTGACATTGCATACTTGGCATCACTTACTGACTGGTACGACTCCAAAGATGATTGGGAGTACGAGACGGTCGGACGTGGTAAGGACTCGCTGCAAGGACTGTGCCTCACGTTCTGTGGCGGCACGGCACCTGACTGGATTCAGTCGATGCTTCCGCAAGAAGCTATCGGCGGTGGCTTCACCAGTCGCATCGTGTTCATAGTCGAAGATAAGAAGAAGCACATCGTCCCTGAGTATGAAATGGACGAGGAGGCTATCGAACTCGGCAACAAGTTGCGCCGTGACCTGGAGCGCATCGGCAACCTCAGGGGTGCCATGACGTTCACTGATACGGCGAAGGAACTGTACAAGACGTGGTACGTGACCGAGACACACAAGCTCGACAATGGTCACCCTGCTGTGGAGGATAGCCGGTTCGCGAGTTACTGCGAGCGCCGGGCAACTCACCTTCGCAAGCTGATGATGATCTGTAGTGCCAGTCGTGGCGACGATTTGAAGATCCGTGACGCAGACTTCTACAAGGCCAAGGAACTGTTGGAGGCTGCGGAAGTCAACATGGGTAAGACCTTCGGCGGATTCGGTAAGTCTCGCACGTCCGATGAAGTCGAACTGGTCAAGAACTTTATCCAAGAGCAAGGCACCACGACGCGCAAGATGTTGTTGCAGAAGTACTTCCGTGACCTCGAGCCGATGGCACTTACCATCGCCGAGCAAACACTGGAACAGATGGGCGTCATCAAGATCAAGCTGATGCCTGAAACCCGAGACAAGGTATACCAATGGGTAGGAGGATAATCAGTGACAACCATTGTTCATCTGCATCGTGCAGAGGACCACCTGCTGGGCAAGGAGGTCTACGTCAACGCGGCGCAGATCGATATGTTCACTCCCAATATCCTGAACGATGCGCAAACCCTGATCCGTGTGAACGGGAAGGAGTTCATCGTGACGGAGTCCGTCCAAGAAATCCTGGCACAAATTCCCGAGGAGGGATCATGGCCCGCTTCCTGAAACTCACCAACTCGTACAAAGGTCCGAACGGCTGCGAGTCGATCGCTATCAACATCGACCAGATCGTATCCATCGTCCCTGCTTCCATGGCACCAAGCGATCGGTATGAGAACCCGCAGACGTGGATCACTACCACGCACGCGGAAGAAGCATACTGCGTGCAGGAGTCGTTCGAGAAGATCACCAACTCGCTTCCCAACTAATGTCCCAATTTGGGACAACAGGAGCAAAGCAATGGAACTCAACGTCGAATGGCTGGACCGCAACACGAACAAGTTGCCGTATTTCACCCTGGCCGGTACGGATGAACTCTATCGCAAGGCGATGAAGCATCTGGAAGTTCCCTACCCGGCTGCGTGGTTCTCCAACCCGGAACGGCAAGGGGCGGTGTGTCACTTCTACGAGAATCCCCAGGGTGACACGGTGTGCGTAGTGGCACTGGACATTCTCAAGAGCCTGCACAGGGATCAGGTGGAAGTCCTGGCCATGCTGGTCCACGAAGCGTCGCACATCGTTGAGACGCACTTTGAAGACTTCGGCGAAAAGAATCCTGCCAGTGAGCAGCGGGCCTATGCCCTGCAGTACGTCAGCGAGGAACTCTTCGCTGAATATCGCAGGCAAAAAGAAGCCCTCACTGGGAGGGCTTTGAAGAAGAGGCGTTGACCTGCCGGTGATACCAGTCCTGCCAACCGATCAGCTTCTCGCGCCAGATGTGGCACTGCTCGAAGTTTCGGTTGGTGGTGCTGGCAACGTCTCCAACTGAGACGGGGGCAGCAAAAGGTATTCCGGAGCGGTCGGGAATGGTGTTAGTTGCGGCGGCGTTGTACAGCAGCCGGAACCCACCACTGAGATTATCGCGATACTCAGGTACGAACACAGGGATTTCTTTCTCAATGACACGGGCCTTCTCCTTGATAGTGACCACCCGTTCCTTAACCACGGTGTCCACGATCATGTTGACTGATACTTGTCGGTCCTTCAGTTGAGCAACGGCTTCCTTGCCGCGCTCAACTGAGGCATCCCAATCTGCCTGCACAATGGCCTTGCCGTGATGGATAGCGAAAACCACGGACAGTGCCCATGCCACAGATACCCCTAGCGTGATCCATACGCTCAGGGGTATTTTTTTAGCTATCGCCAGCGCGGCTGCTATCCACATTTTTCTGTCTCCAGAGTCGGAGGACTACCACCGTCAAACCAACGAGGGCGAGAGCAACCCTCACATTCTCCGGCAGGTAGTCCCTCACTTCTTGCGGCAGCATCGGCAACACGTCGCCCAGGGCTGACGCCAGATTCCAGAGAATTGACGGGATCACTGCCAACGCAGCGCCGAACTTCACCGTGTGGAGTTTCCATGCCTGCCTCCAGTTCTCGATCAGGATTTTCTTTGCCACTGTCCCGTCTCCATCTGCTTGGCCATTCTCTTGGCACGCTGCGGAGTCTGCCTAGCCCACAGGCTATTGAGCATACCAGCACCGGCCTCCTTGTACTGCCGACGTTCGACCATCTTCAACGTGTTCTTGAAACCCAGCAGACCGTCGAGTCCCATCTGGAAAGCCATCCCTACGAGTACGGCCTTACGAGGTTCATCGAGGTCTTTCGACCACGGGAGGGCTTTCTCAACCTCTGCCGTCTGCAACCTGATCCGGTTGCGGAGAATGAAGTCGGATTCCTCCTTCCTCAGTCCGCCACCTTTCCTCTTGTCGATCAGGATGCCGACGCCAATGGTCCAGTAACCAAGGTGATCCTGGTACGCGTACAGCTTCTCACCTTCTTCATCTCTCAGCTGCTGCTCGAAGTCCATATTAATACCTCGTGATGACGTTGCCAGACCAGGTGCTGCCATCTCCATTAACGATCATCTGGATACACTCATTAGCGGCGATGGTGATGACACTCTGCGCACTCGTACTCTGATCGAACATGTTCGAGCCTGTCGGATTGGTCAGCGTACACGGCGCACCTACCGTCAGGAACACCAACAGATATACTCCGTTGATACCAGTCAGGAGCATATCGATGTTACTGGCATTCGTGTTGATGAACGGTGTCAGCGCAGCATCCGTAACCTCGGCAGCTGTCAGACTCAGACCTGCACCGACTTTCAAGATCGGAGTGTACTGAGTCTTACCCCCACCACCTCCGCCACCACCACCGCTCGCACTGATCCTCAGCGAACCCGGTGCAGTGCCGGGCACGATAGTCACATTGCTCCCGGCTTCCAGCAGCGTCCCTACCACTGGATTCTCAGGGTCGGTATCATCCACAGCGATACCCGACCCAGCTTGCACGCTCTGGACTCCGCCGGAGCCTCCGCTGGCACCGCCGTAGGCGGCTCGCAGTTGTGCACCGGTGACCTGGTAGGTGCCGGAGCCTTGCTGCACAATGAACCTCGCGTCGTCGGAAGGAACTCCGGACAGCACGGGGAGTTGCGCGATGTTAAGATTCGCCATTACTCAGCTCCGGGTTCAGGAGAATGAAGTCTCCATTCTCGGTAACGAAGAAGTCTCCATTAGCCCCAAGCAACTGAGGCTCCATGAAGGGTACGAAAACATCTGCGGGCATGGCCTGAGTCCACGGTGGAATCTGTACGTCCTCAGTACCACGCACGAAGTCTTGCGGTTGACGCGGCTCCCAATGTTCAGGGCAGACGTAGTAACCCTGCCAATGCCTGCGCAGGGTACTACCTTTCTTCTTCCTGCCACACTCATAGCATACAGCATTCCAGTCGCCATGTGCGTAGTAGTCGGAGCCGCCCTTACCATCACGGACGCTCACAGGGAACATCCACCTTTCTTCTTCTCTTTCGCCTTGCGTTCCTCGGCTTCGTACTGCCGCATCTGCTCAGCGATGTAAGGACCAACGCCCGGCACCAGATAGCGATACATAGCCGGGTCCTGTGTAGCAATGTCCGTCCACATCTTGAACGGCGGAGTGAACATTTCCGGGATAGCCTTATGCGGCTCAGGCTTAATCTCCCTCGCGTACTTCTGTCCGCTAGCCCTACGCTCAGCAGCTTCCTTCTTGCTGACACCAAAGATTCGGTCACGGGTGTACTCGTTGAAGCCGAACGTCTTGATTGCGTTGAGCGGAATGTCCATGACACTGACCTTAATGTCTTTCGACTCCTTGCCAGTCAGTGCGTTCACTCCGTTGGTCATGAACTGCTTGATCAGATCAGACGTGGTTCCTGCCAGTCCCATCAGGATGCCAAGCTCGGTCAGCTTCATAGCACCCTGTGCGATCTTACCCTGCTTCATCAGGCCAATGCCATCACGCCTTGCCAGATCGAACTGCTTCAGCATGAAGGACTTCAGCACCAATGCAGAGCGTCCCACGTTCGGACTGTCCAGCCACCACTGAGGCATTTCAAACTTGGTGACCGGCTGAGACCGGGACAACTCCAGGAAGGCATACTCCCTTGTCAACTCACTGACCTTACCAGACTTCAACTCACTGACCAGCTTGGGGAAGTCATCACCGAAGGCTGCTGCGTATTTGTTAGCCAGCTTCAATTGACCACTCGGAGATTCAGCCAGTCGCTGCGCTCGGGAGATAGCAGCATTGAGCGCAGTGTTCTTACCAAACTGATCGACGCCAGTAAACAACGTGGCCTTGAAGATCTTATTAACGTAGTTCGCCGTCTTACTCTGCGTGGCAAACTCCGCTGTGATCGTATCGATCAGTCCGTACTCCTTCATATTCACGAACTTCTTACCAGTAGCCTGCCGGATAACTGCGTCGATGGTAGCCCGCATATCCTGAGTATACACCTGCATGATGACGTCGCCCATCTGAGTGGCAGCCGACCAGAAGTTACCCAGCAGACCGGCACTCGCAAGGTTCTTCGCCTCACGCACAATCCAAGCGGGGGCCTGATCGCCAGTCACCAGCGTGGACTTCAACAGCTTGGCAAGTTCG